CGAAGTGTCGGGAGCCTGAGCGAGACGGGCAGCAGCGCCGCCAGTTGCACTCATACCAGCGTCACCAGAAAAGGTGAAATCTAGAAAGAAGATGAGACCACTTGGTAAAGACATTGGCTGAACAGATACAAGATCTTGTGCCAACAATTGACCAAAAACACGACGAACAATTGGAAATGCTACTGCTGAAAAACCTTGCACATCGCCGGCGGCCATTGTGCTAGATTCTTTAAGAAGCTGAGCGGCTTGGTTTTCCAATAAACGAGCCATGTTAGAACGATTAATATCGTCCATTCCTTCTAAAAGTCCTGTCTTTTCCCACTTCTCTAATAGGGCCTCACTTTCGTTAGCAAGAGAGCGTTGTCTGATGCCTTCTGTGAGAGTGTTTATAATAGACATTTTTTTATTCCTTTTAAATTATATGAAAAAAGGGGAGCCCAACATTAAGCCAGGCTCCCCCACTGATTTTCATCAGCTAGTCATTAGTAACCAGCTACGTCAGCAACCAAGTCTGTGCAGACAACAAGTCCGTACATATCGGGACGAACCATCTTCTTGGCATAGCGAGTCATGACTCCCTTACGAGGCACAAAGTCCTCGGTACCAAAGATGGTAGGTGTGACTTGCAGTGGGACGTAAGGAGCATAAACATATCCGCTTTCGAGGAAGCTAGTGCCCTTGCGACCAACCAACAAGAGGTTGCGTGTGAAGTAAGGATCGACATAAATGTCCATCTTACGGCTGATAGAACCGACTTGCTTAACACCCCAAGAACCACCAGTTACGTCATCGACGGCTGCCGAAGCACGGAAACCGGCTGTGAACTCAAGAATGTTAGCTACTTCTGGAGAGCAAACGAGGAAGTTTGCACCGCCACGCAAGGTCTTGCGGTGGATACGTGCGCTTACTTCGTTAACTGTTTCGAGAAGTGTTTCGTACCATTCAGAAACGGTACCTGTGAAGTCTGGGTATGTAACGCCATTAATAACGCCACCAGTTTCACGGTTCAAGAACTTACCTGGGCTACGTGACCAGAACAATGTTCCAGCAGTTGCACCCTTAACAAGGTCTTCGAGGATCTCTTGATCAATTTCAAGAGCAACTTGCTCAGAAAGAATGCTTGTCAACTCAACTTCGGCGTCGAGGTTGTGGTAAGCATTCAAATCTTGTGCTAGTTCTGGAGACCACTTAGCCTTAAGCTTCTTAGTGATAGCTGTAACGGCAATAGAATCAACTTTGATGTCGATTTCTGGGATGTTACGATTAGCCTCAAGACCCCAACCTTGGTTGGCGGTATTTGCACCAACAACAGAACCTAGAGCAGCACCATTGGTAAATTCGTCAACGAGAGGGAATGTTACCGTTGGAGAACCGACAGTCAAGGCGATTCTAGCTTCGTCAGCATCCTGGCTACTATTAGCAACCAGTCTAAGAGTACTTACACTAGAACCAGAGAACGTTGTCAAACGGCGAACCTGGAAAGCGTTGGAGGCAAGAACGCCACCAGCACCAGAACCAGAAAGAACGCAAATAGCTACCAGATCGTCTTCATTAAGACCGGCTGGCTTAGCGAAGGTTGCAACAGTGTAGAAAGTTGTTCCAGAAACGAAAGATGGGTCGGATCTAAGAACATCGTAAAGCTCTCCACCAGGACTGGTCTTAACATCACCGTATGTACCGGAGTGACTGACAGTATAAGTGGTAGCAATAGAAGCTGTTGGACTAGAGAAACCGTTGTTCAATGTGTAAGCAGAAAGCTGACCATTGTTACGATCCAAGTCAACACCACCAGTGATCTGAGAGGCAACACGACCGCCGCCATAAACAGATGTACCAGCAGCCTGAGCCAAGCGAGTATTATTTTTCATCGCTGCATCACCAGAAAAGGTGAAGTCTAGGAAGAAAATGAGTCCCGATGGGAGGCTCATTGGTTGAACAGACACGAGGTCTTGTGCCAATAGTTGACCGAATACACGGCGAACGATTGGGAATGCAACTGCGGAGAAGCCCTGAACGTCACCAGCAGCCATTGTGCTGGATTCTTTGAGAAGCTGGGCAGCTTGGTTTTCTAGAAGACGAGCCATGTTTGAACGACCGTTGTCGTCAAGACCCTCTAGAAGACCAGTCTTTTCCCACTTTCCGAGAAGAGCTTCACCTTCATTGGCAAGAGAGCGTGCTCTAATGCCTTCTGTTAGTGTTTCTAATACAGACATTTATTTAATCTCCTTTGATTTATTTTGTCTTTTTAATTGCTGCGAGAGTTGCCCAACGATTATATGTTGGACTGGATTCAGTAGTGTGTTCCTCTTTACGATTTCCACTAAGAATAACTGATGATCTTTTTGTTACGACTTCAGACAACGATTGTGGGGCAGTTTTTTTAATGCCCGCCATTGTCTTTTGAAGGGTTTCATAAACCATCTTCGCTTCTTCTACCGAACGTGCTCCAGAAACTAACTCAGCAATTTTAGCTTTTTGCTGCTCATTCAAGGAGGAATCTCCAAGAACACGGTTCGCATATAATAATCTTGCGTTTTGCAAGTTTATTTCTTCTAACTTATTTTTAACTTGCCCAAGGAGTTCCTTGAGGTTTTTATTTTCTCTTTTAAGCGCCTCTTGTTGAGGTGCGTCATTTTTCATATCTTTGCGCTTGTTTTCTTCAGCATCTTCCTCATCCATGCCATCTGTTCTGATGGCTTCAACTTGCTCATCTTGCTCAACTTGGTCTTGAGTGAGGTTTTCTTCAGTTTTATCTAACTCTGCTTGAGGAACATCAACAACGAGCATTTCTTTAAACATATTTACAAGCTCATCTTGATCAAGCTCGACTTCATCGTCACGATTAGCGGGCATATCATCGTCAAGATTAATACCAACTTCATCTGCGACTTCTTCACGATCAAGTTCTACTGCCTCCTCTTCGCCCTCTTCAGACTCAGCGGCAGCAATAATATCATCAAGATCAACGACAACAATATCTTCATCGTCATCAGAAAGGTGTGCCATTGGTACCTGCTCCATAGCAGTACTGTCTACTTCGACTTCTGCTTCTGGCTCCATGCCGAGACCCATTTCATCTTCTTGTTCCAAAAGTTTGCTTATAGCGTCTTTTACTTCGTCGTTGTATTTTTCGACAATGGCAGATTCTGCGCTTTTAACAGCGGCTTCACGAAGAGCCTTTGCGTCAACGATTGCTTGTTCTAGCATATTAGACATAGATATATCCCCTTTAATTGATGATATTACATCAAAATAAATAGTAGATTAAAAATGTAAACGACTAGAAATGTTAAATAGAGACACTACTAGATAAAGGACCTGCCTGTATTGTTAATATTAAAATTAAAATTACCAACAGGAAGCCATTTTGTTCCACCCCAAATTAGAGAACAGCCTGCTCGATGAAATAATGGCCCATTATCTGGAAGATTGCCAGAGAGAACAATCTGACCAACGGGAACATCTCCTGCTGAATCAATATTAGCACCTCCGATTGCTATTCCAGTGGACAACGGTCCAGTTGATCCGGATTTAATCATTGCTCTAATTTTCTTTTCTTGTCCTACAAAAGTACCATTTGCAATGGTAAAGTTTAGAGTATTATTTACAGCAAGTGAAGATGATGCATCTATGATTGTCAATCCTGTAGTGGCTGATATTGTACCGGCAGCAGTTAGCGTTTCAATCGCTGTTGAGCCAAAAGTTCCTGAAAAAGCTGCGCTGCCGCTTACGGACAGTGTGTGTTCTGGTACATCTGTTCCAATACCGACTCGTCCTGAGCCTGTGACGAACAAAATAGGCTGTGCGCCGGGTTGGTTAGCATGGTCAACTTTAAGTAAGACTGGTCCGCCGACATCCGCACCTTCAGTAGAAGACGATATGTGAAGGGACGCCTTGTTGGTCAGCATGTGTGCTGAGTTGTTTTTTCCCATATTTATAGAATCGCCGGCTCGGGCGATCGACAGCACTTCTTCACCGAAGGTGCCGTCAAAGAAAAATCTATCAGTGCCCGCACCTTGTCCAGCATTACCATGCTCATATCTAAAATATGCTCTATTAGCAACATCTGCGTCGCCAAAGACAATCATGCCTGATCTATTGTTCGGTGTGATAATATTTAAACCAACGTGATCGTTGTTTTCTAAAACTAGCGCACTGTTTACAGCAGGGTTTATGCCTTGATCAGCGCCGCTTTCGGCTAGAATGTGAAGGCGGTTTGTATCACTTGTATCACTTCTCGGTGAGTCAGTTCCAATAGCCACTAGTCCACTGCCAGTCACATACAGAATGGGCTTTGCTCCAGCCTGATCGTGCTGATCAACTCGCAGCAGTGGCAGAGTGGTGGTCGAAGATGAAACATGCAATATAGAGGATGGACTAGCGGTTCCAATACCAACTTGTCCAGAGCCACTCACAAACAGAGTGGGCTCTGCGCCGGGTTGGTCACCGTGATCAACTCTAAGCAAGACTGGTCCGCCTTTATCTGCACCTCCTTCAGAAGAAGAAATGTGAAGGGATGCCTTGTTGGTTGTCATATGACCGCTAGATGAGCTTCCGATGTTTATACTGTCGCCATTGGAGAGCATGGTCATTATCCGTTTGCCGCCAAAACTGTCGCCATTGAACTCGTACCTACTATTAGCAGAAGACCAGTAAAAAACAGCTTTTCTAGCAGCGCCTGGGATTCCCCAAGTAATCTGACCTGATCGTCCGCTTGGCATCATAAACTGGAGACCAGCGTGATTGTCGTTTTCAAGCACTAACTGAGTATTTATTACAGGAGCTTCGCCCTGTTCGGCACCATTATTGCCCACAATATGAAGACGGTTTGTGTTGTCAGATGGGGTGCTAGCCAGTGGGTTATCAGTACCAATACCGATCACGCCGCTGCCTGATACAAAGAGAATTGGTTCTGGTCCGGACTGATCGGCATGGTCTATTCGGAAAAGAGCGCCGGCTGCTGAAGAAGATATCTCAAGTGCTGGGGTCTTCATAATGACGGAAGCTGTCACCTGCGGAGATGTTAGCGATGTCCCGTTAAATGTTAGGTTAGCTTCACCATTAATAGTGTTAGAATTGACAGAGGTTATTACTCTGTCATTGCCAGAGTTGGTATAAGTGGAGACTGCTCCACCTCCTCCTCCGCCACCAGATGTGACAGAAGCTCCGTTAAGGGTAAGAGATCCGGTAATGTCTACTGATCCAGTGAACTGATGTAAATCAGTATCTTTATCTGTACCTGTCTGGGTGCTCCCAGGAACATTATTTGGTGAGGGCGTAAAACCTCCTCCTCCACTGCCGAATCCCATTGGGTCGTCCTCCTATTTTATTCGTCTATGCCAGAACCAGTCAAAGGAAACATTGACTGTGGCTGAATACCTGTTAGTTCTGCAAACATTTCAAAAGTAGCTGCACTACCTGGCGCTGACAGAAAAACACTCTTGCATTTAATATTCATCGTAAGAGATGAGTTTTGATCGGCTAGAGTCACATAGTGAACTCCTGCAATGGTTCTAGCTGTGTCCTTGGATTGGAAATGCACACGAATGTCGTCGTTAGCAGCGTCCTTATTAATAATTGTAATAGATCTAGTAACGGCTGGAAATTTAATTTCCACCTCTTCACCGCCAGTTATAGTACTTCCCGTCATAAAAGGGGCACCAGCAACTTGATAAGAGCCAACGCTCCCCAAGCCTGCAAATGGCCTTGTATGATATTGTGTTTGGTCAGGTGATATAGCCATGTGTTACGACCTCCTTCTTTTATATCGATCCCTAGGTTTAAGTAGTTCATCTCTGCGCTTATTCACCTTGTTGATCAATCTTTGTCTTTCTTCTTTTTGTTCCCTGCGTTTTTCGCTATCGGGTTTGAAGTATCGGCGACGGCGTTGTTCTTCAATAATACCCTCTGCCTTGACAAGCTTCCTAAAGCGACGAATCATTCGGTCGGGATCATTGTGATTATCTTCGGCTCGAACCGTAACGCAAGGGCTTAAAACTTTGTTTTTTCTTTTTCTCATTATATTTTACTTTCTTGTTGCAGATGCAACGTTTGACCAGCTTCCAAAGCCGGGAATATTCGTTATGTCAACGCCTGGGTCATTCGGGGCAACCCCAGAGAGAGCACCCTGTCCGTTACCCTCTACGATGGGACGTGTTCCCTCAAAAAGCTCAGGGTTCGAAAATTTATCTTTAACGTCCTGATATGAATTGGCGGCTATAGCATCAAGCATATGTTTCTTGGTCTCTGCTATTTTCTTAGACGGGTTAGGTCTGTTCATAGTTTGGGTTTTTGCCTCTTGCATAAGTGAACCAGCACCCAAGCCCTGGACAACTTCCGATACAATTCCTGACAAAACGCCCTCCTCAAGGATAACTTCCTTGACGCATTCTTTAATAATATTTTTGAGTTCCGATTTTTTCATCTCTTTCCTTTCCGTTTAGATTTGATGCCACGCATTATGAGAACCCTCACTTATCCAAATAAATTCTAGTGTTGTTGTACCCATAGAGTCATTTAAAGAGCCAAAGGAGCCACTTATGATTCCGGCTGGCACAATACTTACATTATTGGTTGTTGTCTTTACGACAAGACTGAGCCGCTGACCCGAACTGATTCCATTTGGAATAGCAAGACTGTGTACTTCTTGTCCCATCATCATAGTTCCGTTAATAGAGTCAGCATCCAAAAGAATAACCCCTGAGTTTGTGGAAAGTGTATTACTTGTAGCGTTGCCAAGATCCTGTGTTGTTACGCCCGTGATATAATGAAGGGACTCTGTCCTTCCATTGACATCCAGTGTTCCTGTGACGTGAATTAAATCATCAGAAGTGTTGCCAAGCTTTATCTCGCCATCGCCGAGAGCTTTAAAATAAAAATTTCCTGAACTATCTTTTGCTCCGTAACCAGCCACGGGCTAATCTCCCAGAATATCGTTTAGTGCTCTGTTAATTCGGTCTGCCTTGGTTAGGTGAGTTTTTACTTCTTGCCCTTCAGCAACTAAGAAAGCCCCTGTTGTACTTGGTTCAGATACCAAATCAAAACAAAGTAATTGAAAATCGTCTTCAACCATTGTCACTCCACCTTGTTGGCGAGTGGACCCAAGCCCACGACTAGATATGCCAAGCTGAACTCCACCCTCTACAAGTTGACGGGCGATCTGCCCTGCTGGAGTGTTCAGAATTTTCATTTTACCCATCACGTCGTCACCCTTCCACCAAACCTCAGTGATGACGTGACTAGCATTTTTAAGTTCCACTACTGATGAATCTGGGTGATCGAGTTCGCCGATGGCTCTGCCCTCTCGAACAAGTTTTGTATAGTTTTTCATCTCTCGTTCAAGTATGGGGCGAGGATAAACACGACCATTGCCGTTCTTTGCATCAGCGGCTTGAATCTTTCCGGCAACAATAAGATGGGTTCCGTTGCGATTGCCTTCACGTTCCTCTTCGGTGAGAAGATCGTCGCTGTAATCCAAATTCATAAACTCTTGAAGCACATATTTCTTAGTCATTTTAATCTCCTTTAAGTGCGGGCGCTACCCGCACGGTACAACTACCACGACAGCATCTGGCTACGGGTCTTAGTCTCCACTTTTGCGTCCACATT